AGTGGACAAACCGAGTTCGACGTTCTTGGTGAGACTGGCGGAGAGAAGACCCACACGTTGGTGGGCGCCGAGATGCCCTCGCACAGCCATCTCCAGGATCCGCACACGCATGTCCAGGATGCGCACACGCATATCCAGGACGCGCACAACCACACTCAGACGTCGCACCTTCACGCTCAGGTTGTTACTCACAGCACCCCGGCAGACGATCCATCCGTTCTTAGACGTAACTGGGTTTCTGATGGCACTGGTCACCGGTATGCTCAGGGAGCGAATACCGATTACGCTACCCCCGCCATTCAGAACGCCACACCAACGAACCAGAATGCAACGGCCACAAATCAGAACACAACGGCCGTCAACCAGGGTACTGGTGGAGATGGCGCGCACAACAATCTCCAGCCATATCTGGTGATAAATTACATCATCAAGTCCTGACTTTCGAAAGGAGCCGTGTTGATATCTTTCAAGGTTACGGGCTCCTTCAACAACCTCGAGAAGTTCCTTCGGAACGCGACGAAAATAGACGTCCTTGGAATCATGGATGCCTGCGGTCGCGAAGGTGTTGCTGCGTTAGCTCGAGCTACCCCGGTCGAGACAGGAATGGCGGCATACTCCTGGGACTACACGGTTTCCGCATCCGGAGGGGTTTACACCATAGCCTGGCTCAACGGGAACGTTGAGAACGGTTTTCAGGTTGTGTTGGCACTTCAGTACGGTCACGGAACCGGAACGGGTGGCTACGTGCAAGGACGAGACTTCATCAACCCAGCGATCCGACCAGTCTTTGACAAGATCGCAGACCGAGTGTGGAGGGCGGTGACATCGGCATGAGCAGTATTGACGAACGCATTGTTCAGATGAAGTTCGACAACGCGGAGTTCGAACGCGGTAGCAAAGCGACCCTCGCTTCGCTCGAGGCTTTGAAGAAGAGTCTTCAGCTCGAGGGTTCGTCCAAGGGTCTCACCGATGTCGCTTCCGCCGCGAACAAGATTTCCTTGGCGAATTTGGCCCAGGGCGTCGACTCGATCGCCTCCAAGTTCAGCGCCTTATCTGTTGTTGCCATCACGGCGCTTACGAATATCACGAACAAGGCGATCAACGCTGGAGCACAACTCGTCAAGTCCCTTACGATCGACCCGATCCAGCAGGGCCTCCAGGAATACGAAACAAACCTTAACTCGATTCAGACGATTCTCTCGAACACCCAGTGGGAGAACAAGAACCTTAAGCAAGTCAACGACGCCCTTGCTGAACTGAATACGTATTCCGACCAGACCATCTATAACTTCGGTGAGATGGCCCGGAACATCGGCACGTTCACAGCAGCTGGTGTCAAGTTGGACACCTCGGTCGCAGCCATCAAGGGTATTGCGAACCTGGCCGCCATCTCTGGGTCGAACTCGCAGCAGGCTTCCACCGCGATGTACCAGCTTTCTCAGGCCTTGGCCACGGGCCGAGTTGCTCTGATGGACTGGAACTCGGTCGTAAACGCCGGTATGGGCGGTAAGGTCTTCCAAGATGCTCTGAAGGAGACCGCTCGAGTTCACGGCGTAGCGATCGACGACATCATCAAGAAGGAAGGCAGCTTCCGAGACTCCCTGCAAAAGGGATGGCTTACCTCGGATATCATGACCGAGACCCTCTCGAAGTTCACTGGGGACCTTACGGCGTCTCAGTTGAAGACGATGGGGTACAACGACCAGCAGATTGCTGGCATCCTAAAGATGGGCAAGACTGCCCAGGATGCGGCAACTAAGGTTAAGACCATGTCCCAATTGATCAGCACCTTGCAAGAGGCTGCTGGTTCTGGTTGGGCACAAACGTGGCAGATGATCTTTGGCGACTTTGAAGAAGCCAAGGTCATGTTTACCAACATTAACAACGTCCTCGGCGGGTTCATCTCGTCTTCTGCTGAGGCTCGTAACAAGGTGATTGGTGACTGGAAGGCCCTCGGTGGTCGTACTGCGCTGATCGACACGGTGTCCAACGCCTTCAACGCGTTGATTGCCGTGGTTAAGCCGATCAAGGACGCCTTCAGGGAGATCTTCCCCCCGACTACTGGTAAGCAGTTGTACGACATCACGGTTACGCTCCGGGACTTCACCAAGGGTCTCAAAATAGGAGCAGATACCGCGGACAATCTTAAGCGGACGTTCTCGGGTGTCTTCGCCATCTTTGGTATCGGCTGGGAAATTATCAAGCAAGTTGCGAAAACCTTAATTAGTTTGTTCGACGGGGTTGGACAAGGAGCCGGAGGGTTCCTCGAGGTAACTGCCTCGATCGGAGACTTCCTCACCAACCTCTACAAGGCGATCAAGGCTGGGGACGACCTCTCGAACTTCTTCAGCAAGGTCGGCGGCATTCTTCGAGTCCCGATCAAGTTGCTCGGAGTGTTCGCCGGTCTCCTTGTTCAGGTCTTCCAGGGTGCCAAGAACGTCGACACCACAGCAATCGACAAGTTTGCTGGTCGATTCGAGGCCATGGGACGTATCGGGGATCTTATCGCTAATGTCTGGTCTCGAGTTGCCGGAATTCTTGGCGCGGTAGCCAAGGCCTTTGCTCCTTTGGCGGCGCAATTCTCGGAGTTCTTCGCGGCCCTTGGCCAGAAGGTCCAAGAAGCGATGGCCAATATTGACTACAACGCTGTTCTGGATGGTATCAACGCGGGTCTCCTAGCTGGTATCGCACTTCTTCTGAAGAAGTTCCTCAGCAACGGCGTGAACGTCGACGTTGGCGGAGGATTCCTTGGCTCGATCAAGGAGTCTTTCGACGCTTTGACCGGTACTTTGACGGCGATGCAGACCCAACTAAAGGCCAACGCCCTTTTGAAGATCGCCGGAGCGATTGCTCTACTTACCGCGTCGGTTGTCGCCTTGTCCATGATCGACTCTGGAAAGTTGACTGTCGCTATCACGGCCATGGGCGCGATGTTCGCCGAATTGCTGACGTCCATGTCGGTGTTCGAGAAAATCGGCGCCAGCAAGGGCTTCGCCAAAATGCCGTTTGTTACTGCGGCCATGGTCCTCCTTGCCTTTGCTATTGACCTGCTTGCTGTTGCGGTTGCAAAGCTGGCGGGTCTTGACTGGGAAGGTTTGGCTAAGGGCCTTACTGGCGTTATTGCTCTGATCGCTGCGCTTGGTGGCTTTGCCAAGGTTATCTCCGGTAGCGGTAAGGGTCTTATTACTGCCGGGGCAGGCCTTATTCTTCTGGCCTTCGCGATCAATATCTTGGTCTCGGCGGTCAAGGACCTGTCCGATCTGAACTGGGAGGAGATGGCCAAAGGCCTTACCGGTGTAGCCGGGCTTCTTGGTGCCCTGGCTCTCTTCACCAAGTTCTCTTCAGTAAATACTGGTGGTATCGGACAAGGCCTCGGGATTGTCCTTCTCGCTGCTGGTATCAAGATCCTGGCCAGCGCGATCAAGGACATGTCCTCCCTTTCCTGGGAGGGAATTGCCAAGGGTTTGGTTACAACGGCAGTCGGCCTGACACTTATTGCTGCGGCGCTTATCGCAATCCCTCCCACGGCTCCTCTATCTGCTGCGGGCATATTCATCACGGCGGCTTCGCTTGGGATGATTGGTGATGCGATTAAGCAGATGGGCAGCATTAGTTGGGGCGAGATTGGTAAGGGCCTAACCGTCCTTGCTGGTGCTCTGACGCTCATATCTCTGGCTCTGGCTTTGCTTCCTCCAACCTCGCTCCTTTCTGCCGCGGCCATTTTCGTGGTTGCTGCGTCCCTCGGCATGATTGCAACGGCCTTGGGAACCATGGGCGGGATGAGTTGGGGCGAGATCGCCAAGAGTCTTGTGCTTCTAGCAGGAGCATTGGGGATCATTGCTGTTGCAGTTAACCTGATGACTACCGCCCTCCCCGGTGCGGCTGCGATCCTTGTGGTTGCTGCGGCTCTTCGGGTTCTTCTCCCGGTTCTGGTTGCGTTTAGCCAGATGTCGTGGGAGGAGATGGGTAAGGGGCTTCTCATGCTTGCCGGAATCTTCGTCATATTCGGCGCGGCGGGTTTGCTCCTTGGCCCTTTGGTTCCGGTCCTTATTGGTCTCGGCGCTGCAATCGCGTTGGTCGGTTTGGGATGCCTTGCCGCAGGACTCGGAGTTTTGGCCTTCTCTGCTGGTCTGGTTGCTCTGTCGGGAGCAAGTGCAGCAGGGGCCGCAGCTATTGTTGCCATGGTCTCGGCAATTCTCAGTCTTATTCCGTTGGCGATGCAGCAGCTCGGGCTTGGCATTATTGCCTTTGCTCAAGTCATCGCTACGGGCGGACCAGCCATCACCGCTGCTCTAGTCACGGTTCTGAACTCGTTGATCACGGCGATCGTCACTCTGACTCCGAAGATCGTCAACGCGTTGTGGAACATGATTGTCATGCTCCTCAACAAGATGGCGTCCTCGGTTCCTCAGATGGTTGATGCCGGTCTCCGGATGCTTACTGGAATCCTTACCGGTATCAGTAACAACATCGGCAAGATCGTCACAGTAGCGATGCAGATCATCACGAACTTCATCAATGGCGTGGCGAATGGGATCCCCAAGGTCGTTCAAGC